GTCACCCAACACGGGACCGGTCACCTTCCGGCCACCAGCGGACAGCCGGTCAATCGCAGCGCGAATAGCGTCCGGGGTCGGCGGAAGGGAATCGGCCGTGTCCGGGGTCGCCCGGTCGTTGTCGGCAACACTCTCGGCCACGTCCGGCGCGCTGTCCTCAAAATCGACCCATAGGTCATCCGGCGGCCAGTTGTCGGCAAGGCTCTCAGCGGCCACGTGCGCGGCGTTAAGCGGCTCGACGGCCACGGGGTCCGGCGCATTGCCCGCAGCGCGCTGTACGGCCGTCCTGGGCACCGCAGCGAGGTGGAGCATATGTGCCACAGTCAGCGGCGGAACGGCGGAGGTAGCGGCCACCAGAATTGCACTGCCGGTCATGTAGCCGGACGCTATGAGGTGAGCGACAACCTGTGCGGCCAGCGCCAGCGCAAGGGCAATGCCAGCACCGATTAGGGCGGACACTCGACCGGCCACACCCTTGGGCCGAGTTGCCGCAATGACCGCAGCGACGGCAGCGTAAACGGACAGCGAGACAGGCATGAGCCAGGCGATATCCGGCGACCATCCCGCGCTGACGGCTAGGGCGTATTCACCAGGGGCGGACATGGCCAATGCGGCCACCAATACAACCGGGCGGCCAACAATGGCAGCGATTCGGGCGTAAAGGGGAAGCTCGTAATTCATTTCGTCTATTTCCTTTTTAGGCATAAAAAGCGCCGGCTCGGGGCTATTCCAGCTTTTCCGCATACCGCTGCGCGGCGTCCTGCGTAAGCAATTCGTGCGAGGTTTCCCCGCTGGCGACTGCCCGGACCATTTCCGCTTCCGCCTCGCTCAGCATGCCGTGCGTCAGCAGGAAGGGAAGGCCCAATTGCGGGAGCAGCGGCAGAGTGTCAGCGAGCCCGCCGTATGGCATCACCTCGCGCCACTCGCTCGCGCTCCGCCGGAAAAGGGAGGCTTGCGCCGCGCGTTTCGATCTAGCCACGCTTACCGCCTCCGGAAACCAGCGCGTAAGGGCCGCGTGTTCCTAGCCGCTGATAGCGCGGGATCCCGTCATCCTCCACATCGGGCAGCGCCAGGGCAGCGCAGAGACGGGCAAACGCGATTCTCATTTGGCGCGCTTCCACCACGGCGGGGTTGGGCTTGTTATCTCGCATCACACCGTTCTGGCGAATGTCGGCGTCAAGCGCATCGAGCGTATCGGCGCATCGGGCAACTTCGAGTAGCTGGCGTTTTTCGAACGCGTTCAATTCGTAGTCAGCAGTCACGGATTCCCAAACGGTCCGTCCGCTGTCACCGAGCGTAGCGACAGCCTCGGCGTACTCCGTATTCATATTTCGTCACTTTCTCGGCCAGCGAGCCCGTTTCATTCGTTTCAGGAGTTAGTTTGTGCGCGGGGTCAGTGGGGCCGGGTCCCTGAAAAGCGCACTCTTTGGGATCTACCTGCCCCCACCCCCGCATACATAGGTGGCACTACTCGTGACGCCGGGACCAAATTGGCGACGCAGAGTAACCAGCCAGGTCGTCTTAATCGTCGTCGGCCAATCCCTCAGCGCTGCACAGAGAGCCAACCTTGGGCAGCATGCGGAATTCCCACACCAGTGCCGCGCGCTCGTTTGCACCACCCAATATCGGCGCTATGAAAACAGCCCAGCACATGACGACGGAGGTAGCGGGTCCCGTCACGTGCTGGGCTGCTGGTGGTGCTAGCTCTTACAGAGTGTTCGTGATCTTGAATCCCGATCCAGACAACACCGACACAGCGCCCGGATAGCGCGCAGCTGTAAAGGCCATGTATTCGTACGCGCGAGCCAGCAACGAGAGGTTGGCCGCGTATGTCTGAGGGAACACCTCAAAACGCGGGACGGACTCGTAAAGGCGAATCTCGCTACTGCGAAGCACAAGCGCACGATCCTCGTCCGAGCCAGCACCAAGCGTCAGCGGCATCCCGCCATCGATATACACATTGAGCCCACAGAACCGGCCAATGGGCCCTTCGGTCGCCAGGAGAGGCGCCAGCACACCCATGCTATTAGTCGGCCCATTGTCGGCCGGGACCAGCAGCGGACGGCCGGTCGAATCCTTCTGGGCCATGAGCCACACTGCGCGCCTGGGTGCCAGCACGAGGGAGTCCGGCGCCTCGAAAGTAGACGTGAAAACCTGCCCGATTGCCTTGAGCACCGCAGCCTGAAACGTGGCGCCGTCAGTGCCAGTCCAGCTCACCTGACCGGTGCCAGCGAGAGTCAGCAGGCCGGTCGCATTCCCGCCGGTACCGCTGCCGGAAATCACCTGCGCATTGACCTTAGTTGCGAGATCAGCGGCGAGATCGCCAAGTATGACGTCGTCGACGTTTAGCGGGCTCTGCTCCGCGAGCTGGAGAGAAATTTGCTGAGATCCGGCCAAGGTGATCACATTGGCGGTAATCGCCGCAGTGGTCATGTCGACCTGGGTCACAGCCGTATTCTGCGTGCCCTGAAGGCCGGTAGCCGTGCCGGTCGCAACCCTCGGAATGTTGAGCGAGTCGGTTCCGGCGGGCAGCATGTCGCAAACCGCGAGATCCGCCGTGACCCTCTTCGGGCGAGCCAGCTTGACCCAGGCGGACTCCATCCACATCGGGGGGACGAATTCACCGGCATTGCCGTTCGTAGTCGACAGCGCGCGGCCTTCCTGGCGCCGGGCATCGGCCACCTGCCGAGCATTCCGCTGGAGACGCTCACGGGCCGCAGAGTCGCCGTTCTTCGCAACGGCATAACTGTCAAGGAACCAGGACGCGTCCTTGGTATCCCGGCGGTAAACGGCGGGCTCGCTCGTGATGCGGGCGGAACCGGTCGGCATGGATGCTCCAGAGTTATTGCGGGCGGCAGCGCCAGGTGCGTAGCGGCGGGCAGTCTCAATGGCGGCATCGTTCATGCGCGCTTGCTCCGTCAGCTCTTCGATTCTCTCGTCAAAATCAGCGACAGACTTTGCGTGGTTACGGACCTGGAAAGTTTCGGTGGCGTCGAGCGCCCGCTTTTCCTTGTCCGCACGGTCCATGATGGCGTTCATTCGGGACTGAGCATCGGCCCGGTTACTGCGCACCATCTCGATTATGTCGCGCTTATCCATTTAGATCTCCTTCTGAAAAGAGCCGGTGCGCCTCACGGCCAGCGGGTAGTAAATTTACCTACTGCACTTTCGCGTGCATTTTTTCAATGGCCTACCGGCGCTCACGCTGTCCGGTAAACATCTGACGCAATTCCGGGTCGTCAAGAATCGCAGTTACGGCGTTCTCGGCCTTGTCCTGAGGTACGCCCCTCTTGACGAGGGCGCCAACCATCTGTGCGCGGGCATCTCCGGGGTGGATCCCTGACGCGTACTCAAGCGGCATCTTGTTACTGGGCATTGGATGTGCCTTTCTGGCGCTTTTCGAGGTCATCGGCGTAAAACTTGCGGTCCAGCGCTAGCGACCGAATCCCCGTGCCAGCGCTGACCAGTGAGGCCACGACACCAAGCATTGGATGCGGGACGCCGTCGCGGGTCACGCCCTCGCGCTCCACAGTGGAAATCGCCTGGGACAGCAGCGCGTCGAGTCGGCCACGCACGTACCCATTTCGGGTGTGCTCAGCGCTGGCCGTCTCTAGCGGTCGGCGCTCAAATTCCTTTGGCATGTCCATGCTTTCTGTGTTTTTGGTAGGGCCCAGCGGGAAGGGTGCGCGCAAGCGAGGGGGTGTCAGATTTCTTGGCACCTGACTACTCCTCCCATACACGTATAGAGAGGCTGTACAGGTGCCAACTTTTCTGACACCCCACGCTCACGCGACCCTGCCTCGCTGTGCGATCAGGCGGATTCTGTGCGGTCGAAAATGCCCGGTCCGGTCACCGGCTCCGGGTCACTCATCAGGCGAATGCCCCGGTATACCCACCCGTGCGATTTCGTGCGTACCTCCTCGACCTTCCCGCTGTCGATTAGGTGCCGCTTGACGCTGGCAGGGGTGAACTTGGCGGACTTGTCGCCGTTCGTGTCGCGCCATTCCTTCAAGTCACGGTTGAACGTGGAGCGCTGCACTTCGCAACCCTCGGCGTAGTCGAAGAGTTCCCCGACCAAATCCTTTAGCGGGTCGACGGAATCTTTATGAAATTCCGTCGCAGCAATGACGCTTAGCGGGTCGTGCAGTCCCTCGGCGTAGTACCGGACGGCGCCAGCCACGATCCACGCTGCGACCCCCTCAGCTTCCGGGCCCTGGATCGTCGGCTCTAGGTCCTTGTCGCGCCGGTCCGCGAAGCTCTGGCCGAACAGAATGGCCTTCGTACGGGCCCACAGGGCAGCGCCACCGGACGCGAATTCAGGCAGATGGTTCGTGGCCAACACGATCGTGAACGTCGGCTCAAACGAGAACGCGCGGCCGTGAAGGTGCCGGGTGCTTACTCTGTCCCCGCCGCTGAGGTTCTTGAGTAGCGCCGTGTTCATCGGCGTGCCCTGGTTGCCTTCCTGCGCAACGACCATTCGGGCGCCTCGCATTCCGGCGATCTGTTCAGTGTGGGGAGCCTGCCCGCGTACGTTCTCGAAGATGGAGAACTCGACCTCACGCACGATGTCGTGGCCGAACACGGCTTGCATGGCCCGCACGGTCGTTCCCTTGCCGTTACGCCCGTGTGCGCCGTACCAGACCCCTAGGGCGTGCTCGCGCACTTCGCCGGTGATGGCGTAGCCAAGGAACGTTTGGTAGTACCGCTGGAGCTCCGGGTCATTCGGGAAGACTTCGTCTACGAAACGGAGCCAGCGCGGGGCAGTTGCGTCGGGTCGGTAGGCCACTCGCGCGCACTGAGTCAGCATGTCCGCTGGGTTGTGCTCGTGCAGTTCGCCGGTACGCAGGTCCACGGTTCCATTCAGGAACGTCAGCAGGTGTCGCGCTGCGTCGATATCGTCCACGCTCACACGGAATTCATGGCGAACGCTCATCTCAGCGACGATCGCGCGCCGTTGGAAGTTCACGAGCATCTTGGACATGGCGGCGGAAGCCCACGACGTGTCGCCCGGAGAGTCGACTATGCGCTGCGCGAGGACAGTCACAGCGTCCGTGATTGCCTGCATTGCGGCGCCGTCATTGCCGGTGGCTTCCCACACGGTGCCATTCCAGCGGTACCAACCCACGTTCTCTACGTGCTTCAGTCGGTCGGCGTAGTGGTCGGCAACGAACTTGGCGAAGTGGACGTGTCGCACTTCGTCGCTGACGTCGAGTCGGGCGCGCTGCTTAGTCCA